TTCCAGCGCCAAGCGCCGCCGCTCCAGCCGCGTATCCACTGGCAACCAATGCCGGAAGTTTCGATACAGCGAAAGATGATATTCCGCCGCCGCCAGCTCCGCCCGCTACTGCATTAGCAGCGAGATTGCAAAGGATAAATTGGTTGGGATAAGAAACTCCGGCTGAAGTGGTGTTCATGCTGAGACAGGCGTTGCCGGATGGAAATCTAAAATCATCGCAAGTAACCCCAGCTCCGAAGATGCAGCTAGGATTTGCTAAGACAAATGTCATCGTGGTCGCGTCTTGCAGGCCAGCATTGTTATAAAGCATTGAGCCAGCCGGACCAGCGGCGGGAATTGGCAAGCATGTTCCGAGTCCGGAAAAAAAACGGCCGGTAAGTCCGCAATTTGTGGCGCTGAATTGAATCCCTTGGACTTTGCTCGCGTTCACAATTCCCGTTCCGGTGAAAGTCAGATTGCCGCCGCTGCCTACTGTCATCGTCGCTGTGGTGTTCGATCCGGTGAGAATTGAGGCGAAGGAAGAACTTCCGCTGCTGCTGCCGCCGCCAGACCTTCCCGTCTCTATCCATTTCGTCCCGTTGTAAGTCAGCGTGAGAGAAAGAGACGACGAACAGCTCCACGGCGTTTGGACTGAAATCGTCGCGCCGCCGTTTATTCCGGTGAACGTGTCCCCGGTCCCGCAAATCAGTCGAACGGTTTGCCCAGGAAATGGATTCAACAGATTTGTGATCGTGATCGACTCGACGTTCGCTGTAATCCAATTTGTATTTCCAAGAATCGTAGGCGTGGCGCTGCCAGCCGCTAGCGTCGCCGTGCCACCAAGCAGAGAGTCAATCAAAGTCAGGTCATTATCTATGCACTGTCCCCATGTAGTTGTATTTCCGATGTTCGGAAGTTGTAAGCCTAGATTCGTGGAGGAAGTGCAAGGGAACTGAGCGTGCGCGTTGCTACAGAACAGCAGTAGCAGGATCAGAGGCAGCAGCAGCTTTAGGAATCGCATGTTTTTCGTATCCCTCCCACTTAAACGGTACTGCGCTGAATGGAATATATAAAGGATGCTGCGGACTCCCATCCTGATTCGTCCGAAGGCAGAGGAGTCGATCCTGGAATGGTCTGAGTAAACGCCAAATTTGCTCTCGCCTAAATTCCAGCCCTTTGAACACTTTACCCCATGCGCAAACAATCGGCGCGTCTATTTCGAGAGTCTTGCGGATCGTGGCGTCGTTTGCTTCTCCCACTGCGGCATTCTTGAGGCCAACTAAATTTATCGGATGAGTCGAGCGGAAAGCAAAAATGTTAAGGATATTCAATCCGCCATATCCCCAATTGATAGACCAAGCGATGCACTTCTTAATCGTTGGATCGTCGCGCGTCTCATCCGCCGTTGAGGGATTCAGCATGAGCCAGTTTATGATTGGCAACTCTTCTCGCCAGATTCGCCAAAGGCGGTAGCGGTAGCGGCGATCTGCGTTGAACTCAGCTCCTAGCTTCATGTTAAGTTTGCAGCCTTATATAGTTTGCACCAGCCCTCCGGCGCAATCTCCCCTTCTACTAGCGTGCAGCCGTTCGGCTTTTCGAAGTGCTCGCAGAGTGCGCAGTGATCCGCGCCCGTTGCCGTGGATTGGTATTCTACGGTTTGTTTGCTCTGCTTCGCGGCATCCTCCGCCTTCTTATTTTTCGGCGGTTTGGGTCCGGCCTCTTCGCCTTCGCTTTCGTCTCCAGGAAGTAGCGCGTCAATCGGCGGAGCCGGAGTGTCGGATGCCTTTTCAATATCCTCATCCGAGATATTTGACCAGACATTCGTCGTATGCGAAATCTGCTTCAGTTCTCGCAAAATAATCTGGTCGCTCAAAAGTCCCTTGTCGGCAACCTTGAGAATAGTTTCCGTCGTCTGCGATGCAATGTCGCTCTTGTCCTTGTCCGTCAGTTGCCAAAGCGGTCTGAACGTGATCCCAAATCCATCCGGCACAAGGATGCCAAGGCTCTGCGCAATCATGCGGTAGATATTTGTTACTGGAATTTTCAGGTGCCGCGTTTGCCGCTGCTTAATTCCGTCATAGTAGGTCCGAAGGTCAGACTCGCCGGATGAATTTAGGCCAGCCGGAGATTGTCCCAGCAATCTGACAAGAGGAATTTGCAGAGCGCCCGCGATCTGTTGCGCGAATTGCAAAAGTGCGTCACTCAATCCGCTAAAAGCGCTATGGGTGTGCGCCTCAAATTCGTCCTCGCTGTCGATCAACGTCATACCTTCAAGCGTTTGTTGGTTTCGCATGAAGTTTACCCACTCGATCAGCTTCTGGTACATCTGCCCTCCGGCTGAAATCAGTTCGCGGAGTCCCTTGACTTTTACCGTGCGCAGATAGCTTTTGTAGACGAGCTGTGCCGCGCCCTGCGTCGCGGAGTCAAAAGCAATCATCCGATCCCAAAGCCTTTCAATTTCTGAAATGCCCCACAAATTTTCCATCAACCTTTGCCAGTAAGGGACCCTGATCCCCTCCAATCGAATGCAACGCGAGTAGTGAATTTTCTGTCCGGAGAAAAATGGTGCGCTCGAAGTTACTGTGTAATATTTTGGCAAACCCATCATCGGGCCTAGCTCCGTAATCAAATCCTCCAGCGACGGCTCGACCATCCATCGGTCCAGAACTCCCAGCCCTTTGAACTGATCTTTTCCGACAGTCTGGATTCGCAGCGGAGTCTCCGGCTTTTGTCCTTCGACTAAATAGACTCCAAGAGCGCCGCCGTAAAGCCTGGCCCATTTAATCTCATCATTTAGAGAAGGCCAGATTGCCAGCTCCGTCGCCCGCTCCTCAATTTTCGTCATCTCCTCCGGTTTCAAGTCCCCTTTCAGCTCGATCCCCTCGCGCGTCATATCGTCCGCAACAATATCTATCGCTACTCCGCCAAGCCAACTTCCCCGGTGGACCCACTCCAAAACTGTTCTGACTCGCGTGACTGGATTAAATCCGTAAGTTGTCGCGCTTGTTATGTTCCCCGTGCCTACTCCGATTGCCGCTGCAAAATTCTGGATACTGTCAAAAGTTTTCAGGTCCGATTTTTCCTGGACCTTCTTTCTCATCTGCGAATCTTCGCGGAGTGCTGTCTTGGCTGCTTTCCGAACGCTAACTTTTTTCATTGTTTTATCGGCCTCCGGAAACCGCCTCTATGCTCTCCGCATTTCTTGAGTTCTTTTTCTCCTGATAGGAGTAAGCATCCGCATTCTTCACAACGTGCCGCCTTTTCGGGGACTGGAGTACCTTCGCGGATGTAGTGGGCTTTCAATCCACGGGCGCGATCTTCTTTTGAAATCGGTACGGGGACTAGCCGTGCCTGGGCGCTCACAGCACAAAAATATCATAGTTTTGCCCACACCCCTAGCTCTCCGCGACGTTGAATGTATCCGTCGAGAGCATAGCGTTCCGAGTCCCATCCGTGATTGTTGGCGTCAATGATGATCGGGAGAACTTGCCCAGTGATCTTGTCAATTTTGTAAGAGTATAGCCGCGCCTCTTGTCCCATGTGCTTGCAGCGTTGGTGAATATGAATCTTGCTGAAGCCCTTCAGGTGCGCAATCCCATCTTCAACACAGCCTGTCCATTTCTCCGCTGCGCTTATGTTGTAGCCTTGCCGCTTAAGATAACTAATCGTTTCTGGTCTCGCGCTGTCCGCTTTGATTGGCCAATCTCTGATTCCTGGTATCGTGTCAATCAATTGAGGAATTTCCTCAAACTCAACGCCGACCCCAAATGCCTCATGCGAAATCCAAAGCTCCTCTCCGCCTGAGAACAGGGGTTTTCCCTTAGCATCCGATCCTAGAAGTATCTTCGGCGAGCTTGTTATGTACGAGCGCGTCGCCGCAATCGGGTCCTGAGAAAATCCGAAGTCCATACCATAGAAAAGTCTGGTTTGCGCCGGGTAAGGCGGATCGTCGAAAGTATCAATGACGTACTTCCCGCGAAAGATAATCGCGTCACTGAGAGTTTTCGGGTTCCCGTTCCATACGTGCTCGTAAGAATCCGGGTCGGTCGCCAGCATCCAAAGCCGCTCTTTGTTGAGCGTTTCCGGGAACCACGGATTGTCGTCCCAATTTACTTTGACTACGATGGAGTCTGGCGAAGGATTCAACACGAATCGTCGGTAGGTTGGATCGTTCTCGCCTTCCGGGTTGAAACTGATCCAAATTTCAGAGCCTTCGACGCGGATCGTGGGGATGAGAACTTTCCAGCTATCTTCCGAAACTAACTGAGCCTCTTCCACCCACGCGATAGTTATTCCTTCAGTGCTCTTAATTTCCGCCGCGTTGGAGCGCAGTCCCTTGAAAATAAATTCACTGCCGGTGCGGGTGCAGCGGATCGACGACTGCGTTATTTCGAACCAGGGCCGTAGCCCCAGCTTGTCGATTTGCTCTTCAAGTGTGTGGTGAACTGATTCCCGTATGGAGTTTTGAAGTTCGCGGAAACAGCCGATGCGGTGCTTCTCGTAGGACGCTTTAAGAATCAGCGTCCGCGCAATGCTCCACGTCTTTGCTCCGCCGCGTCCGCCGTAGAAAACCTTGTAGCGAATTTTGCGGAACAGCGGTTCAAACTTCGGAGCAAATTCTACTCTTAGCTCTGTTATCGCATGAATCATGCGGGGGAAAAGTGATTACGTTTTCTTGCGCGAACTTTCGCGCTTCACGCCAGCCGAAGTGTAAATCCTGGCCCACGCCTGAGTGCGCGTGATCCCTTCCGCCTTAACCAGTTTGTCTACCAAAGGATCGCGCGGGCGTCCGCGAAGTCCTCCCGTCGCCTGTCGCAGGCGGAACCATGCCGCTTTCCTGGTAATCCCTTCAGCCTGTACCAACTCATCTATGCGAGGATCGCGCGGGCGTCCGCCCATCTTCCCGAAACTCTTTCTGTCTTTGTATTTCAATTTCCGCTTCGCAGCTCTTGCGCCCATGCGCCCAATCTTTTTCATAAAGGCGCGGGTGTGTACTTTTCTCTTCGTCATTCAAACTACTCTTTTCTGTCGGGCCGTATGATCTTTTTCCAGATACACGCCAAGCGTCATACCGTAGATGATTCCCAGCCGCAATAGCTCAAGGGGCGAGATATTTGCATCCGCCGCGTGCTGGCCGATCTCCGCGAGCATTCGATTGACTATCGGCTGTCGGATGCACTCTTCCCGCAGGTGTGCGAAGTTCTCCGCCCAGTGGGGTATCTGGCGGTCCAGCATCGCGCGAACGATGTTCGAAACGTCGTAATCTGCCTTGGCCATGATTACAGCTCCCCGTGAACCTGCGAGAAAGTATCCAGCTCCATTTGTAGCTTATCAAGTCTCTCTTCGTATTTCAGCAGGTCGCGGATTTGTTCCTTGTCTTTCGGCAAGGATTTGTTTGAACAGCTTTCCAGGATTGAATTACGGGCTTCGCTGATACTTTTTACAGCCGCTTGCAGTTTGTTTTTGAGTGCCATAGCAGGTGATCTTTATAGCAGACCCATGCAAGCTATGTCTAGCTATTTTTGAGAGAGAAATCTGTCCACTATTTCAATAATCCAGAGTATTGGGATTGAGGCTATCAAGCCAGCCGCGAAACCCAGCGCTAGCGTACCAATCGGGCGTCCCTGGCTCAAATCCCAAATCGTTCGCCTCCACCCGGAGAGCCGTACTCTTTCCATTCTTATCATCGCTTTTTCCTCCGAAGGTGTGTAGTAGACATGCGTCCCAAACGCTTTGGTCGATCTCCGCCGTCTCGAACCACCACTCTATTATTCGGTGAAGCATCTTCCCCTCCGCAAAGCCGTTGCATGATCTGAACTATCTGCGATGGCTGACCGATATTTTTCATCTGCCAATCGTGCGCTCCACGACAGACTAAGCCCTTCTCCGGGATTGCCTTGCCCGTCTCTTCGTCCTCGACGGTCGTCTTGTGGCACTTGAAGTGATCTCCCGCCCGAAGATGACCTATAATTTCCGCCCAGCGTTCGCGTCCTAAAGTCTTTCGTAAATGCAATCCCTCTCCGGAATTTCGGAACGGGCAGTTGGAGCATTGGTGTTTCACCATCCATCTCAAAGGCCGCTCCATCCTTTCGGCGCTTTCAATTTCAAAAACTTCGTAACCCAAATGTCGAACTTCTCACGTACTGCCGGAAGAGGCTTCAAGAGCAAGCTAACGTTTACTTCAAAGTCCGGGCCTATCATCCGTATTTCTCCGTTTGTCGTCCGTTGAAATCTTAGATTGCCGGGGAAAGCATCCTGGCCGATCTTCTCTAATATCAGTTCAACCAGCGCGTCCACATTGTCAGAATCCGACCAGTCGATCTCAGGCCCGTTGTCGGTCAGGAAAGCATTGATAACTGTCGTCATCGCGTAGCGTTCGTTCATTTCGTCTCTACTTTCGGAATTAACCCATCTCGTTCAGCCCAACGGGAGAGATTCTTATACTCCGCCCGCCACGGATAATCTTGGCAGCCCGCAGCTTCAATTACTCGCCTCAATCCAAAGTAAAATCCTTCTCCATGAAGGATCGCTTGAGTATGCGGGCGTCTGAATCGAACCTGTATTTTTCCTGTCGCCGCTTGTGCGTAAAGGCGAGCGCGATAAAAGCCCCCGTTTATTTCTTCGTCCAAGTGATGAGCGAACTCATGCACTACAACCCATAGCTCGGCGTCGGCGCTGAGGCGGAGCAAATTATTAAAGTAAGTTCCGTGATTCGCTTTGTGATTCGTTATCTTAATTCTCGGAACTCCCAAGTTGAAACGCGCGGCAAGAAATCTGACAAGAGTTTCCGTGGCCGTAGAATCGAGTTGATCCATTGCGTTCATGCGATCAACCCCAGCTCGTTCAATTTTCCAGGAGGCGTATCCCCATGGAATACTCTTCCCGTGCCCCATGCCATGAAGTAAGCCCGTCCGTCATAATCACAGGAGATTCGCCTGGCCGCGTCAATCCGGTCCAGTGCCTCCGCGTGCGTCGCGTAAGGTCCGGCCATTTTCCAAAAGCGAGGTCCATCAATCGCGGTCACATAGTAGCTGCCTGGCGTTGGGCAGCTCGCTTCGCTGCAGGCGTGCTCCTCCGTCGCCATAAGCAGGCTTTCGCCGATATGCCTGCCAAGGTCTGAACTGTTCCAGGTGCCGTTAGCTGTGTCTCCCATTAGCGCCACTCCGCCGCGCGCATCGCTTGCGCCACGCTGTCATAGTAAGAGCCAGCCGAGTAGTCAGACTGCATGTCGTCTTTGTCTGCGTCGCGCCGTACTCGCAGGCAGCAAATTTCATTTTCCGGCTCTGCCGATCCGTTTGGAAGAAATTCAATCAGGTCCAGCACTCCCGTCTTTCTGGCAACGAAATGGCTGCCATCGCGCTCTACTTTATAGCCGCTGCGCTCCAGTTTTCTCACTGCATTTCCGATTGTCATGTTTGTTTCCTCCAATGCTGTAATGATAGCATAGCAGGATTCTTTGTCAAGTGTTATTTATAGCTTTGTAGAAATAAAATGGGCGACGAAAAGGCGAAGGCAATCGGTGCATAAAAGCGCAATCCTCCTGTGCAAAAATAGGAATCTCCCCTTGACAGCTTTCCAGGCATCGGCGTACAACATCTCCCTCAGCCCTAGAAATGGGAGAAAGAATCCAATGATAAATCTTGGAGTGAAGCAAGTTGTAACCGATCCTGCGTTAACCCTTCGGAATGAGCAAGGAACCTTCCTCGTCTGGGGGCCTGCCGGACAGGTAGATAAGTTCGTCTGCCAGTCGGGAGGTAGCATCATTTCCATTACTCCGCATGAAACGCGAGCGCCGCGTAGCAACTACGAAATCGAGAAGATCGCCGAAGATGCCATCCTGCCAGAGCGTGCTCACGCCGCAACAGCACGCTAAATCAATCAGCAGTTTTCTAAGCCCCCGGTGATTAGCCGGGGGCTTTTTGTTTTTTAATCCTCGTCCTGGAACTTGATCTTGCGTTTGTGAGTCTCTTCGATCATCGGACTCATGGCCGCCGCGATCTTGGCAAAGCCTTTCTGCGCTAGCTCTCTCGCGGCATCGTCAGAGCGAAGCAGGTCTGGATTGGTTCCCGCAATCAGCTTCTCTGCGTCAGAGACTAGCTTTTCGAGTTCGCTGTCGTTGGTCACGTTGCGTTGGCGGAAGGTCTGCAAGAACTCCGACAGCCGGTCAATTGTTGCATTCTTGAACTTCTTCTTTTTCCCGTCCTCGCTGGGAGTCAACTTCTCGACCAAGTGGTTTACCAGCTCCGCCATGTTCGCGCGTAGAAGTTTCTGGATCGCGTCCGTCGCCTCAACCCACTGTGCCTGCGCCTTCTCTTTTTCCTCTGCGTAAATCTCTGCGCTGATATGTTCCAGCGACGCCGGGGTGTTGAATGAGATGTAGCGCCACTTGAGGAAGAACATCGCTCCCAGCTCTTCCGCTTCCGGGTAGTCAATCTGGTCGAACAGCCCGGCCAGCGCCTCTTTCGCTTCCGCGACGATGCGCTTGTACGCCTTGATGAATTTCTGGACCAGCGCCTCGCGCTCGGCGACAAACTCTTTCAATTTCGCGTCCACTTCAACGACAAAGCCATTCGGCATTAGGTAGATGCCTTTTTTCAGCATCGACGGAAGTGCGCGGGCCTCCAGATACTTCCGTACTCGGTTGTCGCAAGAGCTGATCGCCTCCAGTTCCTTACCTTCCAAGATTCGCTTCGATACGCTGATCCATTCCTTCGCCGCGTCAACTTCGACAAGTTGCGAGGATACTTTCCGCCGATTGCCAACTTTGTGAAAATTAACGACCAGCGCCGTCGTTGCCTTTGAAAGGTCCACAACGTTCATGCGTGAAACAACTCGCCTGCCTTGCCGACTTCTTTCCGTGCTCACTGCTTTTCTGGCTGCAACTGGCATCTTCTTTTCTCCTGTGCGGAAAGCAATCCGCCTTATTCCAGTAGCA